TCGTCATAATAGATTTTTTTAAACGCACTACCCGCTAAAGGTAAGTAAAATAACAATTGATCGAACTCAGGAGTATATTCCTCCATCTTGTCCATCAACATATAGTTCATAAATTCTTTTACACGACCTGCTTGTTCCTGTTTTGGCTTACTTGCTTCACCAACAACTTGCGTTCTTACAGGTCCATCAGGTGGTAATAACTCTTTATACGCTTGTGCTTGAAATTGTGTTACAGCTTCTGATAATAGAGGATGTGTTACACCACTTGCACCCTTGAATGGCTGACCTTCATCGTTATATTTAAACCCTAATAAATCTAAGCCAGATGTATATCCCTTTTCCCAATCAGCACGTGACTCTTTGTCTTTTTTATACTCTGTAATCAAATCACTTGATAGCGCAGTCAAGGCTCTGTCGTCCATGTCCTCTGCTAAGTTATTAAAAAAATCGTTTTCTTGAGCCTTTGGTTGTTCTTCAACCATCTCGTCACTGGGTTCTTCGACTAATACATCAACAGGTTCAACCTGTTCTTCCAGATTTTCTTCTTCATCCATTATGTAATCCTTGTTTTTTTAGTACGTCCTAATTTTGTTTTAACCGTAACAAATGTGCCTTTGCGTGCAGGAGCTATCGTTCTCCTTAAATCTTGTAAAGATGCAGGTAGTCTTTTTAAGATAGGTTGTATCATTGCAGGATCTACATCCAATGCACTAGGAGCAAGATTTCTAGCTACGTCCTCTCTAACTTGTGTTTCAATATCAGGGACCTGTCTTCCCACTATTTTAAACTCTGGGTTTTCTTGTACTCTTGATCGAGAAATACGCATTGGCGCAACATAACGTCTTCGTCTCTGAGTTCTCTTAGGGTTAATTAAATCAAACAAACTTCCTGGCGTTCCAAAAAGTTTACTTAATACAGAAAGTTTTTTTGCTTGTTTTTGTTTATCTTCTGACTCTTCGCTCATTCGTAATACCTATAATCTTTTGGTGGCAAATCTTCGTTGTCAACATAGTCTGAGTATAACTCAATAAAGTTGCCCTGCCTATACCTTAACACAGCCTGGGTAGTAGAATCAACATAATCATCATGTGCACCATTAGGAAACGATGCACATTCATCAATCACATCTTCTGCAAACTTCTCACCAAACGGAAACCAAACTTGACCACTTTCAAAAATAGGAGCACAAGCATTCACTCTCGTATATTTATCATTACCCTTACTTGGAACAAATGGCACAACAGGTATACCCATTCTCCTAAACTCTTGAGTCAACGGTTCACCACTTGCCTTTTGCTCTATAATAATCGTCTCAGGTTCCCAATATTTATTAGCATCTAATGCAACTGCTTTTAGCTCTGGAAAGTCAAACTTACCCCGCAAAGCATCTAACAAAATTAAATGCGGTGCCCCACCTTCTTCTGGAAAAAATATACCCCAAGTCGTAATCGCAGAATAATCCGCAGTTTCTTTCTTACTAAACGCAGTATCATAACTTTGAATCACATGCATTAAATTAGGCAAACCCTCACCCCTCCACGGTTGCCACCATTCTCGTTTTAAAATCGCACCCTCTTCACTGGTAGGATTCTGCATATACTGAGCTGACCAGTTACGAATAGGTATGCTTGACTTAATCTTTTCTAATTCTTCTAACTCCCAATACTCTGGCCATACTGGGTTCCCTGAGTCGAGAATCGCGGGAAATGAAATCTGTCGCCACTTATCAGCTTTTGGTTCAGTTTGAGCCTTTAATAATCTACCCGTTAAATCATCTTCTGCCCATCTCGTCATAACCATGAGTATAGATCCACCAGGTTGTAACCTCTGTCGTGGACCTGATGTGTACCAATCATAAGCACGTTCCATCGCAATATCCGACATTGAATCTTGTTCCGTGTGTGGGTCATCAATAATCAATAAGTCCGCACCACGACCCGTAATTGACGCACCAACACCTGCTGCGTAATACTCACCTCCGTGATTTGTTTCCCAACGACCTTTTGCTTTGGAGTCCTCACGCAGTTTCACATTACCAAAAATTTGTTTATACTCTGGTGAATCAATAATATTACGAACCTTAGAACCAAACCTCACTGCCAGTTCTGTGTTGTGAGATACCTGCATTATTTTCATTTTGGGGAACTTTCCAATGATCCACGCAGGAAAATATACAGATGCAAATTCAGACTTAGTATGTCTAGGGGGCATATTGATAATGAGCCTCCCTTTTTTATCTGCAGCAATGTTCGTAAACTCGTGAGCAATAATCTGATGATGACCCCACTTACTCCTATCTTTTTCTTTACGACATATAAAATCTGGCCAAACTTCTTGCACAAAATACAAGAAGTGATCCTGACATAACTTGATGTGTTTAATCCAGAGCCTCTCTACTTCGAGCCTTAGTTTTTCTGTTGTCATTAGATCAGGCTTCAAGATTCTTCTCCCATCGTAAACGTAATTCTAACTGAACACTTTGATGCTCTCTTTTTTCTCTAGTTCGCCACCCTTTTTGATGTATAGGTACGGCAGGTGTGTCCGCTGCTTTTTTAAAATTTACTGCTCTTAAACTTGCACCACCTTCACTAGCTAGAGTATATGTAATTATTTTTTTACCACCCATGCTTTGCCACACTTTCATTGCCTTTGCATATAAAAAACTACAGGTGCCTTTTGGAGCCTCATCTAAAACACAGTTTCTATTAATCTCCAATGTAAGGTCTGTATCCAATCGTCTTGATACTGGTCTGCCAACAATCACAACACCAACTAAACGATCCTCGTACATCGCACCAAGGCAAAACTTGCAACCCACACATCTTTTGTTATGTCTGTGGTTTTCAGTCACAAAGGCATTTGCTTGTTTAAGAGTAAGTGGTACGACTTTTAACAATTTACTCATTTGGACATTATAGATAAACTAAAATAAATTTCAAATGTTTACATTTATCTAACTTAGCCTATAGGTGTACAGGCTAGCACGCGCCCGCGCCGCGGTGGTCGAGTTTTTGTTAGTCTATGTAATATGTAAATGGGAAATGAGCCTTGGAAATATGGGGCAGTATCACTGCCCCATAAGATGATTATGATTATACTGTTTGATGTAAAGCCTTTCTTATCTCTGGCTCTGGCTCGTATATATCGTTTGCAAAGTAATTAGCAAAACTACCATTAACAGTATTTACACATTCTAAAACATGAGTAAATTCTTTTGCGGATAAATCTGCAAGTTTTGACACATGGTTTTTAGAATTAGTATAGAAGACATAATACCTAATTGTACCGTCTTCTTCGAATAGTTCTTCTATTGTTATCATGTTTCTTCCTTTCGTTAGTAGGCAGAGCCTAACGGCTCTGCCTAGTTTATATTATATTGACTCGTCAATGAATTGTTCAAAAACTCTATTGACTCTGTAAAAGATTTCGTCTTCATGTTTCTGAATTAACTGAGCAAACTCAAAGCGACTAATCTTTTCTTTGGTATAACTTGGCAACCAGTCATAATCCATTTCGTATGTCCAGCGACTAATCTTTTCTTTAGTATTCCATGCCATGTTTCTTCCTTTCGTTAATAAGATTACTTAATTGTTATCTTATATATATAAGATAATATAAGATAATATAATTGTCAATAGTTTTTTTTATTTTTTTTTTAATTATTTTTGTTGACATACATCTTATTATATCCCATAATATAATTGAGCATTAATATTATCATTTAACGAAAGGAAAAATAAAATGGCTCAAAGTAAAATAAAAACTCTTAGAAATTTATCAATAGACCAAGTTAATTCTATTGAATTTATTTCTGGTAGAGATTTAAAGAAAACTGTTATGGCAGATGATAAGGCTATGACAGAAAGACAACATTCCATTCTTGATAAACATAATGGTACTGTTATCGTTAAGACTAAAACTGCAACACATCAAATTTCTAGAAGTAATGAAGTTAGAGATGTGATTGATGTCAAAAACTTAAAAGAAGACCACCCAGATATTTATTTTCAATACATTAGAAAAGTTGAGTATAGAAAAATAAATATTAAAACAATCAAACAGTAGAAAGGATAAGGGAAGGCTAATAACCTTCCCTTTGTTTTATTATGTTATTAAAATTATGGCAAACTCTGGAAAAAGAACATTTAGATTTAGATAATGAATTATCTAATGAAGAATGGAATATGTTTGTAGAAGAATGTGAAGACGATTTCGCAAGTTTTACTTCCAAATACGGCAATGAATTGTTTTACAATTTTAAACAAGAAAAAAATTTATAAGTTCCTTCCTTGCCTGGATCAGCTCGATCAAGCTGATCCAGGTTTTTTAATTCAATAAACATTTATATATATATTTAAAGCTAGAACCTGGGTTCTAGTGATATGATTATATAATTATAGGTATGATCTGCCGCGGTATGCTTGCGGCAGATATGGTTGAATATGATTATATGATTATTGTATTCTTTCTATTATTACTTGATCATATCCTTTTGCAACCCATTCATCGCGAGCTTTTTTTGCATCTGAATATCTTTTGTAGTAGTCATCAACACCACCTACCCAAACAATATATTTCCAATTCATTTTATTTTTCCTTTAGTTTATGATTAATATTTTAAAGCCAATCATGATTAATAAAATAACCATCATCAAAAACTTTATGTGATAAATTGTAGATTGTATGAAAACCCATATCCATATTTCCAAAAGGTTGCTTTAAACAATTCCATTTTTTGTCTAATTTCATTCCTAGAATTTTAGCAACATAATAATTTAATGTATATGGTCTATTATCTTTTATATATCTAACTGAAAAATAAACAGTTCCATTTGGTGTTCTATTATGTAATTGAGTGTAAATAGTATCGCCTTTTTTAAATTGACTTTTTACAAATTCAATACTTTCTTTTTTTTCTTTAGTTTGCATATTTATTCCTTTCATTAATTAATATTATATTTATTATAAGATAATATGGGATAAATGCAAAGCTTTTTTTATTTTCTTAATAATTTTTCAAGCTGTTTAAACAGCTCGCCCAGGGTCCTGGATTCCAGAACCAAGCGAAACATTCCTGGATTATTGTTTATTGGATCTGTTTTTTTGATTCTAGGACCACGAAGCTTGTTATCAATATGATTGGATATGATTGTATGATTAGATATGATATGATTGCGAATATGATTGGGGATATGATCGCGAATATGATTGGATATGATATGATTCCGTGAATCAAGAGCCACGATGCTGAAAAGTTTGAAGCCTCTCTGCTTGGTACTTGGTAGCAAGATAAAAACTTTGCCACCACATTTTTGATGTTTGATATGCCAATTGATTTGATAGTTTGATAATCCTAAATTCTTGCTCTCCTTTGATTTTAATTCAATCCAAAATTCAAAGCCGTTAATTAAACAGTTTACATCAGGAATTCCACGAATCGTGGCACTCTCAATTCTCGTAAAGTGCCACAATTTCTGTGTTTTTTGAAGTGTGTTGATTTTTTGCCACAATTGAGATTCATTCATCTCCAACCCAAAAGCCTAGCAAGAAAACCAAAAGCAAGATTATGAAAATTTTAATCATCTTTTTTCATTTAGATAGTCAAAAATTATATCCTCGATTTGATCTTGTGAATGAAAAATTATATCTCTTTTATAAATATTATTTAAAATTTCTTGTTGAGAATCTCCACCCTCTTCAATTGTTTTTTGGATATAAGCTTCCTCTTGCTCAAGAGCCATTTGTTTTACTTTACCCATTTTTCTCTCCTACTTTTTCATAATCATCAATTAACGATTCTAAATCCCATTCTGATAAATGAGTAAAATCTTTATTATGGTATTTAGGATAATTGGCTTCAAAATAAGTAGCACCACCATTGCCGTCATTCCATATGGAACCTTTGTCAGTTTTGGCTTCATACCCTAAACCACGCCTTGTTTCAAAGTATCTTACACTTTTAATTTTAATCATTGTTTTTGTCCTTTCTTACATATTATTAAACTTCTTCAGATTTTCTTTCCCATTCATTCATAATGATTTGATTAATCACATAATCACTAATTTTTTTATTGGGTGCAGTAAACCAATAATTAGTATTTTGCAATTTAAATACCCATTCCTTGAATTCATTAAGATTAGAAAAATTATCAATACATTCCATGACTTTTAAATTAATAAAAGAATAATTTTCCAATCTATAAGTTAAAGATTTATATGCCATTTTTTTGTCCTTTCTTACATATTATTAATTTAATTATATTGAAAAAAAAAACATTGTCAATAAATTTATCTTGACATATCCTATAATATATGAGATATGTGTATTAATATGAACTTTAAAACGAAAGGTAATGTAATGACTTATAAAGAACTTATTGAATGGTTAGACAATGCAGACGTTGACTATGAAGAAGTTGAACACTTTAGAGATGAAGTTGGTGCATCAATATGGATTAGATTTGATTTAGACGAGGAGGATGACGATGACTAAACCTATAACACTAGAACAAATAAAAAATATAGTAATAGATATTAAATCTGATGATGAATGGGTTAACGATAGCCAAACACAAGCAGAATATAAAGGTGTGTGTGATGGCTTGGATATGCTTGTTAATCATCTTGAAGAACTAGAAAGTGAGGAGAGTGATGACTAAAAGTAATGAAAAACAAATAGAGTGGGTTATGAATGAAGTTAGTAAAATAATAAATCAGGCTCACAAAAAAAAATATGATTGTATAAATGTTTGGCAAGGTGTTCACCAAACTGCTATCGAATATGGTTTTGAATGTTCACCAACTAATTCAAATATAACTATGTTTACTTTGATGAATTTAGTTGACAAACTAAAATCATTAGAAGAAGAGAGGTTAAAAAATGACTAGAGTGAAGATAATTTTTCCAAATGACGATCCTAGATGGGAGTATGTAAGAGGTGCCTTTCCCACTAACAAAGAACAAGCAAGAGATTGTTGGATGAGTATATCTTGCAGTCTTGCACCAGAGAATCTGGCAGAGGATGGCGAGTTGCCCTACTACTTACAGATACAAAAACGAAAAGATGTATTAAAAGATGCTAAACTTTTAGTTAAACATGGTTTTAAATGTCCATCAGATATTGCTGATATGTGCGATGATGATGGTTTACTTAAATATAAGGAGAGTGAGTAATGACTAAAATAGATAAATGGAATATCGAGGACATTGGTGAAGATTTATCAGAATGTTTGGATTGTAAGTATAAAGGCACAGATTGGGCAGAAAAAGATACACTTATTTTCGATACTGAAACTGGAGAATGTGAAGTTTTTTGTCCTAAATGTTATAGTCCTCATTATTACATAGTTACAACAACCAACAACAAAATAAAGGAGTAAATAATGCCGACACTTATACAATATAAAATTATTGACGGATTTAATGAATATAATGATTACCTCATTCACAAAGATGACATTGATGAGTCTGATGATGAGAATTTAATCATCGATTTGATTGGCGGAGATAGGGATGAAGGAGATTATAGGAGCATTGAAGTTGTTTATACCAAAAGCATAGGTATAAAAGATGCAGAGTTTCTGCAAGAATGTTTCATTGCATTCCCATATGGTGGCGGCGAATGGCTACGACAATTAGCAACTAAAAAAAGGAGTGAGTAATGAAACACGATAAAAAAGAATTAAGGTTATGTTTATCCTCAGTTTGGGATGTCTTATATATGGCAAGAGAAGATTGCATTTCTGAAGGTATTGATAGCAATGATGAACAATGGCATGAGGTAAGACGTGCTATGAATAAAATACATAAAGCATTGAATATCAAACACGAGGAAATTTTTAATGCTATCGAGCCAGAGGATGTGTGATGAAAATATGGGATGGTTATGATGACTGCATAATTGGAGTGGGAACACGATGCGGCATGACGGATGTATTTATCTATGATAAGCACAAAATGATCACAAAACTAGTAAGAAGAGATGATATGACATATGATGAAGCACTTGAATTTATAGATTTTAATATAGCAGGTGCTTTTATAGGTGAAGATACTCCAATACTTGTAGATCGCATGACACGAGCTGAAATTAAAAATTATATTGAAGAGTTAGATTAATATGGGACTCGTTTTAATTTATATGATCTTAGGGTTAATTATCTACTTTTGGGAGGGTAAACAAAAATAATATGATTAAGTGATTTCTTTCATATGATTAGGTGTCACATCTATGATTGCAGAAGAGTCGTCTATTTTCTTTTCTAGTTGTTGCAATCTTTCCTCTAATTGTTCTCTGCTCATGCCCTCTAAAGTATTGTGAGTTATTTCTTTTTTATCAACAAACATTCCTGCCATTTGACCTGCTCGAAACTCCGCATTTATTGCACCAGTATATTGACCTTTCTGCTCTGCACCATTTCTTAAACGTTCAAATGTTTTAAATCTAGCTAATTTATCCTTTTCATACTTATCTTGTTCTCTTTGCAATCTTTTTTCCAAATATCTGCAAACATGGGGATTTAGATCTGGATTTAACAAACGACTAGCTTGTTCATATGGTTTGCCACGAGTTGAAGTATATCCAGCTTTTTCCGCCGCGTCTGCTTTTTTTATTTGACCCCAATTTGAAACAAGAATATCGACAAACTTTCGTTGTTGAGCAGTTAATTCAATTGATGATTTAAGTTGATTGGATTTTTTTACCATTAGTTCTCATAATTTAACAAAATTTCACTATTTTTTTTTATCTTTTGTGTTGTTACTATATTATATATTAGATAATCGTCCCAATCCTCTTTAACAAACAGTTCACAATTATTTTTTTCACTATGATTTACAAAACCTCCCAAAGGTGTTCTGACATAACCAAAAATCATTGGCATTTTAATATGTGTTGAACCCAAATCGACCCCTTTTTTTATCTCAAATTTTGCAAAAATACCATGACCATGAATTAAACTTTTTTCTATTTTTAAATTACTTGGTAACGGATCATAATAAAATCTATTTATACGTAATTTTGCCATTTTGTATATATATATTTCCTAAGAATAAAAAAAAAAAATAAAAAATGCAAGCTCCTGTCCATAAGAAATCTGTATTTTTCCTATTTTTTGGGAATTTTTCCTAAAATTTTCCTAAAACTTTTTGGTGTTTTTCTTAGTTTTCTGGGATTTTTCCTAGTTTCCTAAAATATTTGCTTATTTTACTTTTTGTTTTTAAAAAAAAGTTGTAAGGAACGACATTATAGGATTTTGGGAAAAAATGATTGTACATGATGATTAGATATGATAGAACAATAAATGTAGGGGTATCACCTCTTCCTTTCGTTACATATTGATAGCACATAGATTTTTATGATTTATGTGCTATTTTTTTATAATGTACCTTTTCCTAGAGTTTATTTGTGCGATTACGGCTGTGATTTCCATTTACATTTATGGTAATCAATCTTGGTACGCACCGTTATTTGGTCTATTTTCGCAAATATTCTGGGTCACGTGGACCGTGGTTGGTGGTCATTATCCCATGCTCATATTGAGCTGCGCTATGATAATCACGCATTTTAGGAACTTTAAAACAATGCGGACTACAAAAGTTTTGAAACAAAAATGGTGGAGATAGCGATATCAGGTAGACTTTTTACATAGATTCGATATTTTACAACATCTTTACGTCTTTCTTTTCGAATGATCTTATTATTAATAGCCATCATCTTACGATAGAGTTTGTCATATTTTTTCCAAGCAACTTGTCTTTGTGTAAAAAAGACTTTTCTACTTTTAAGTGCACTGATGTAGCATTCAACCATGTCATCTGGATCAAGTGTGCCCCATTCACAGGTTCTACGAAAATCGAATGTATTACCTATGATCCAATTATGTGCATTTATTTTTATAAGCGATGATTTTCTATCTGATTGTGTTATAAGGGTTTCGTCAAATGCGTTGACGACTACAGCGCGCCAGAGCTTTTGTTCTGGATCAATTGACTTATCGAGCACTGAGCGTGCAAATTTTAATCCTATAGTTTTTAATAATGTTGGTGCTACCATTAGTGAAAGTAATTTTTTGCTATTTCATTTAGCACTTTTTTATACTTTCGCAACAATGTTTTTGATGGGTTTTCTTCAGCTAAATTAATCATATACTCTTGATATAGTCTATCGAATAGAAAAATTCTATCTTCAAAGTCCATATCTTTAAGATTTACCATTAATTGTAACTCTTCTTCGACTTCGTATACTTTATAAAGTTCAGTTTTCTTAGACATATACATAGTTTAAACAACTCTATTCCTTTTTACTACCTTCTATGACAGTAAATTTTTTATAATCAGTGTGCTCGCATTCTAAATGCGCAACTTCTTTAAATATTTCAAGGGTTTGTTCTTTAGATATATCACCTAGTTTTAGATCATAAATCAAGCTGAACGCTTCAACATAATTCTTATGACTTAATTTAAACGATAATAAATTAAGTAATTTCGTAAGTTTTTCTTTTTTATCAAGCATGGTATCTCCAATTGTTAATCACCTTGGTCCTTGATCCGTGATTGTTGGTACTTGATATTTTTACTTTTAAACGTTGGTAACTGACTATCGCAGTTAGGACACACGAACCTAAGGTTCTCGAGCCTATGATCATTTTTTACACCATTTATGTGATCGAGCACAAGCACTAATTTTTTTTCTTTCCAATCGCCTTTGTTTTTGCAAAAGGCACATTCGTATTTTAGAAGGTTGTCTTTTAGGACTCTAATTTTTAAACGCGCTCTGTTCGTGTATTTAGAGTCTTTAACAAAAAGCTCTTTGACAGAAATGCTAGTATACTGATTAGCCATACTCTCCCCCTTTCACGTATAGGATAAGGGTTTGAGGTTCGTGTGTCTAGGTCAGTGTCTTTTGATTTTTTTAAATACGATACTGCAATAGGGACACATTACTTTGTCAACCCCCTCAAGTGATAAATAAATCAGAGGGTGACCTCCAGAGTCTTCACCTTTGCAACATACCGTTGTTTCATTAAAGACTTGAATTGTTTTAGCCATTTTCTTTTTCATTCATAATGTTTTCCTGAATGACCTGATCCGCCGCATGCATTACACACGTAAGTTGTGTCAATATCTTTATCAGCGAGTCTGTGAGATTTTGTGAATCCATTACCGTGACACTCTTCACAGACTTCATAAACTACTATTTTATCCTTTAACTTTATTATCTCTGTTTGTTTTTTATTAAATTGCATTTTCTCTCTCCCATATTTTTCTTCTGTATGCACCATTTCCACAACTATGATTACAATATGACTTGGCAAATTTGTTTTTATATTTACGATTAAGACCAAGCAACTTTTCTCTGTGTACTAATACTTTGAAGTTCTGTCCACAAAATTGGCACTCTTTGGTATAATAAACTGATTTAAGTTTCTTCTGTACTAATTTAAGTGCTATTTTTAAGTCATTAATTTTTTGTAGTGCATCTTCACGAGATACAGATTTTATTTTTCTACTTTTTCTTTTTCGTTCTAAAATTTTGCTTTTATAAGTTTTCATTCTTTCTCTTTCGTTACACATTGTTGTTTATATTTTGTATATCCAAATATAGTCACTGCAGGATTATTAGGATCAGCTTCTGACCATCCTTTGTCAACCCACACACAAGTATATTGTCGCTCGTTGTTTTTTTTCTGCACGAAAAAATCTGCATTGCTCCAGGTGTATAAATTTATAGCTAATCCTATTATTAATGTTTCCATCGTTACTCCTTATCTTTTACTTGATCCCATTTATTAAGCCTATATTTTTTAAACCAAGTGACAGGATCGTTACACTTGACGGCTTTTATTTTTTTTTTAGAATTATTTGTTTTAAAATCCTCTATTATTTTAGAAGCCGCTGATTTGCATGTATCGTGTGTAAAGCTTGAATGATGTTGCATATGCAACTTATTATTATATTCAAACCATAATGTGACTACAAACCAACTAACCATTTCATTCTTGCTCTTTAGCAAAAACATATACATTATCTTTAAAATAACTACATCTTTGCACGTGAATAGCTTTCATTTTATGACCACCATACTCAAAATCACTGTCCATTACTATTTTTAGTTTGTCTGGAATAGAAATGTGAATACCCTTTTTATAATCATCATGTTGTAAAGAATCATCTCTGTAACCTTGAGCATAATTCTTATTGTCTTTATACACTAAAAATGGAGCCCATCGTAGTTTATTCATTAGCATCACCATTCATTAATTCTTTTTTGTAATTCTCAACTTTAACTTTATTCTTTTTTGCTTGATATTCTATGTATTCATGCACAAGCTTTGAAATCATTCCTGCGGGAGCTCTAAATTTACTTTTACACAAGCCCCTCAATAGTTTATAATCTTCTATACGCACAGCAATAGATTTCCATTTAGTCGTATCCATAATTTGTCCTTTGTTTAAAATTAATAATATTATTAAATTACAGATATTGTGGGAGATGTCAAGGGATATTGACAAAATCTTTAATAATTGTATCATTATGTAAGGAGATACGATGATTACAAAACTAGAACAAAAAGTTGCTCTTGAACATCTTTGGGCTAAAAAGTTCAAAGAAAATGGCGCATATACAATTGATATGGTGCCCCTTACTTCTAAGATAGAAGAATTACAAAGAGAACTTATAGTTACTGATTAAGTAGCTGAACCAAAATCGTTGCCTAATGCAACATCTACGACACTTGGAACATTGAGTTCCACGCAACCCTCCATCTCTTTGACAATTTTTTTCACATCTTCTTCATGCACATTAAAACACAACTCATCGTGTATTTGTAATAATGGCGTATAACCCAAATGCGAACAAGATACTATTGCTTGCTTTGTTTGATCTGCCGCAGATCCCTGGATTAATCTATTTAGAGCTTTATACGTAAAAGCGCGTTTGATATTGTTTGATCCATATTTAGCACTAGCATTTTCAAATGTTTCTGGAGTGTGTATACCAAAATCTTTTGGCTCCCACATATTAAACCGACACTTACGACCTAATTTAGTTCTAATTACACCTTCTTCATTAGCTTTTTTCATGCAACGGTCAGATAGCATCTTAACAAAAGGTGCTCTTCTGTTAAACTTACCAATTAAAGCACTAGCTTCATCAAAATTTAAACCCAACATATTAGCTAATTTATTCTTACCCATGCCATACATTAAACCCAGTCCAATTGTTTTGGCTTGTTTTCTGTCAATACCAACTAGATCAGCAACAGTTTGATGAAAATCAGCATCTGCATTAGCATAGGCCTCAACAAGCTCCTGAGAGCCCTCATAGCCCTCTCCAATACTAGATGCATAATGAACTACCAAACGTGGTTCTTGTTGTGAGTAATCAAAACTACCCCATTTAAAGCCCTCTTCTGGTAGGAATAAACCTCTAATCATAGGTCCAAACTCTTTATTTCTTGCTGGAAGCTGTTGCAAGTTAGGATTACTCATGGACAATCGACCAGATACAGTGCCTCCTGTGTCAGACCGTAATTGGTTTATCTCTGCATGAATTCTACCATCGTGTTCAAATCGCATAATGGAATTTAAGAATGTATTGTGAAACTTATTAATCTCTCTAGCACTAACTATTAGTTTAGATATTTCGTACTCACTGTTAACTAACCAATTTTGAGTAAAGCTAGGTTCTTTTGATTTAGCTGTTTTAGGATATTCTAACCCTAATTTATCATAAGCAAAAGCAATCTGGCGTGCCGCCCAGATATCAATATCTTTACCAACAAGCTTTTTTATTCTGTGCAAGATTTCTTTTTCTTTTTCTACAAAATTAACTTTCAATTGTTCAGCGCGCTGTGTGTTTACACGAATGCCTTTCTGTCGCATTTTTATTAAAATAGGCAATAAAGATTTTTCAAGTTGCCATACTGTGTGAAGATTCTGTTTATATATTTCGTGTTTAAATCGTTGCCACAATAGGTACGTGAGCCGTGCATCTTGTTCTGCATAATATCCTACATGTTCTGCGGGTAACTTCCACATTTCCATTTTAGGATCAACACCATGTGCTTTGGCAGCTTCAACCAAGTCTGTCTCTGCTTTTAATTCACCTAAATAATCCTTGGCTAAAGAATTTAATTTATACGTATATCTATTTTCATCGATCAAAGCTCCCGCAATCATAGTATCAACAATCTCACCACGTACATCGATACCATATGCTTTTAACCAACCTACATCATATTGAGCATTGTGAAATATCTTACGACAGGGTAGTCGACATACATCGTGCATATATTTCAAAACTTGTTCTTTAATTAGATTACC